ACGAATGATTGCTTCTCTCATTACATAATCACCTCGCTTTTTGTCTTTAATGTGTTTGAAAGAGCTGAAATCAAAGCATTTGAAGTAAATTTATAATCACAATCATCTACTTTTCTTTCGACTATTATTTGCAACAATTCCGTATTGTGTCTTTCTTTTTTTGAAACATTGGCCATGATTTCTAGAGCTTCATTTGCCACTCCAAAATTTAAATCAGGGTATTCCCATCCTTCAATTTCAATGTTTCTTACGTTTCCTTTAACAAATTGACCATTTATAAATCGATATCCAAAACCATATAGCATTGCTCTTATTTGATAGCTCTTTTTATAAAGCTTTCTGAATTTCCTAGCTTTTCCCTTGTTTTTGAATTTGATATACAGGAACTGTATTTCAGTGGTACCTAGACTGTAATAATCAACCTTAGGTTCGGATAATGTTTCATCCGAGTACTCACACCACTCTTTGGCTTCTGCATATGTTTCTCTAAAGACACCTTTTAATTGTGGAATAATAAAACTTACATTTACAAACACTTCATTCTGTTCATCATATAATCCTTCAATCAATGTTTCAAAACCATCAACTGCAAATTCGTTTCTGTCAAAAAAAGGACTTAATATAACTTCTTCAAATTCATAGTCGATAACATCTGGAAAAACATGCTCGTCTAATAAGTCAATTTCTTGAAAGTTTTGTATCAGATCATTAGATTCATCTTCTTCAAATGCAATCGTTAAATCATCTATAGCTTTTGGTGATGTATAGCTTAAAGCGTTGATGAAAAACTTTTCATAAGTGTTAGGTTCTAATTTATCTGGAACATAATCAGTCGTAAAAAACTGTCTCAAATCTGTTGACAAGTTGAACACCTTCTTTCAACTGATACATGATTAAAGCGTTGCAATGTTCCAATATCGATACGGCCATTTTTGCATTGGTCACTAGAAACTGAACATTTCCTTTGGCGGCCTGTTCTTGACAAGAAACGTCAAGTGGGTGCTTATCTAAATCAAATTTGTAACATTGACTTCTCAAATTACTTTGTTGAATACCATTCTTTTTTGTTATGATATAGATATTTCCTTCATATTCACTATTTGCTGAGTCGATATAAATAACATCATCAAGCTTTTTAAATACCTTTTCTAAAATCATTCTTGTAGCATCATTATCGACACATCCTATAATTACAGGAACATATCCCTTATCATCTTGGATAAGAGCAAATAAACTTTCATAAGTGCAATATTTATCATCGAACTCACACTCTATTGGATAAAGAGAATTGATTTTTCTCGATAATGCCAAAGCCTTATTATCACCGACGTCTTGAGCTTGGTATCCTTGACGTTCAATGTTTTTAGATTCGACTGTATCACCATCTAGTAGCATCATTTTATGTGACGTTCCTAAAAGAAGTTTTGGGAGGTCTCTTGCTAAAAGAGAACCAGTCCCACCAACTCCAATTACATAGAATTTATATCTTGTATAATTATTGGCCATGCCAACCACCTAGCCTTTTCTATGTTGTTTTCCAGTTACAACAAGAACGTTGTCATCCTCGATATAACTGTATTCCATTGTTCCTGCAAACTCATAATGTCTGTGTTGCAACATAATGCTTGTGATTTCCTTTTCTGTATAATCTTGGCCATCTACAAACCCATAAGAAGAAATATCAATCAATCTTCCTTCAGAGTAGACTCCAAATGGATATTTGTACGTTTTTTCAGTACTTGCTTTTTTCTTAGGTACTTTTTTACTTGCAGGTTTTTCTTCTTTTTTAGATTCTTCTGCAATTTCAGTTGCTTGTTCTACTGCTTGTTTTACCTCCTCAGTCGCTTGTTTTTCAACTTTTGCAACTGGAGCAGGTTGTTGATCAGTTTCTTTTTTATCTTCTTCAACCTTTTCTACTTCTTCAACAACTGCATCTTTTGTATCTTTTTTAGCTGATTCTTCAGCTTTTTTCTTTGCTTCTTGTTCTTCTCTAACTAAATCAAACAATCCCATAATTCTATCCTCCTATTTTGGCCTTCTTTCGCCAATTTCTTCTAGACATATTTTTAAACATTCATTTTCAGCAAATTCACGAATTATAACCAGTTCACACACTTGAATATCATCGCAATATGCTACGTTATTGAGTGCATCTAAAACTACTTTGATGATGTTGTCGATATCAGGTTTGACAGTACAAAGAAACGTTTTATCTAATAACCAACCTCTTAATTTTTTAGTGGTCGACTTAGGTATTTCTCTATAAGCGAATATCTTCACTCTTAGAGCCTTATCACTTTGATAACTTGTAGTTTTTCGATAGCACATTGCTATTTTTTGTTCGTAATCCCTTGTTTTTTTAGGTGTGTACGCTCTTACGAATTTTCCTTGCGTAGTAAATCTCGGTCTGCCTTTTCCAACGATTGCTCCTGGAACGGTAAACCAAAACTTCTTGTAGTTCGCTTGTATTCCAAGATTAAGCTCGCATTGGGTCGAAATCATCTTCTAATTCCTCTGGAACAACAGCATCTTCAAGAAGTGCATCTAATTGCTCTTCCTCTTGATAATCATCTTCTACCACTTCAACTTCAGGTTCTTCTACATCCATATCTTCGAATTCGTCATAGTTCGTAGGTTGCTGTACGAGTTCCATTGCTTGTTGATCACAAGCGCTTTTCTTAGGATCCTCTTTGATATTGAAGTAAATTGTCATTGTGATGGTTGTTTGACTACCATTTAGCTCAGTTTGATCACACGCTGCCAAATAATATGGATTCCAATCACCAGCAAGCGTAATGAATTCATCAACACGTTTTGCATCCAACATATAGATATCAGGAAATCCTATCTTGTCCAAAATCTTATTATCTTCTTCAGAGATCCATCTTTGTGTCACTTCAACAATTTTAGGAATCTTGTAAGGATCACCTTTATCTACAGAAAAAACTTTTTTCGACATATACCCCGTATGCTTGAAGAAATTTCTAATTGCAATTAAATATGATTCTTGACAGCTAAAATGTTCAGATTTTGTCAATTTCATATCTCCATTCGGTAATTCCGATAATTCATAAGGAATTTTTCCAAATTCTCTTAATTCATCATCTAAAAGCAAATTACTTTGAAAATCATAAACTGCAGCATAGTTGTTACACACTAGATATAGCTTTTTATCGTCGCCATAAAATACTGGTGTGTATCTTTTATTTTTCCTGATGATTTCCTTTGCAATCGAAAGGAATTTATAGAAAAACGGTTCTTCATCTTTTTTTATAAGCATTTTCATCTCTCCTTTTTGTTTAATTTGTTATTTTCTTGGTCAAATCTTCATCCTAACGAATGTTTTTAGATAATTGGTAAAGTTAATCATCCTTATAACAAACACTCGCTAGAAATGAAAATTTTGTTTTTTTTATTTTAGACTAGAATTGAATGTCATCTTCCATGATGTTGAAAGGTGGATTTTCATTCATAAAACTGTCTTGTTGCTGATTTTGTGTTGGTTGTTGGTACTGATTTGGATTGTATGTCGATTGTGAATGATATTGTTGTTCTTCATATTTGTCTCTAGGCTTTGTTTCTAAAAACTGAACTGAATCACATACAACTTCAGTAACATATACACGTTGACCTTGAGCGTTGTCATAAGATCTTGAGCGAAGTCTTCCTTCAACTCCAACTAACGAACCTTTGGAACAGTACTTTTCAACATTTTCAGCAGTCTTATTCCAAACAACACATGAAATGTAATCTGCTTGTTGTTCTTCATCATTTCTCTTTGGTCGATTAATCGCTAAAGTAAAGCTTGTAACTGCTGAACCGTTTTGAGTTCTTCTAAGTTCAGGATCACGTGTCATCCTACCAACCATAACTACTCTGTTTATCATATCTTCTACTTCCCTTGTTATTTTGATTTTGAAGTTTCATTTCTAATCTTGCCTTTGCTTCTCCCCTGTATGTAAGAACTCCAGCATTTCGTTTTCTAACATGTTCTTCATGCAGTATCCTGATTGACTCCTTATCGTAATTGCATCCTTTGAACTTTTCGATATTTTCCTTAGCTTCTTGAGAATTGAAAAATCTGAATGGAAAGTTTCCATAAGCTTCATCTTCAAATTGAACAATCACGGTGTAGGGTTCAATTAGTTCAATTGTGTAATCAGGAACTTCAATGTTAGAAATAATTTCTCCTATGCTTGGAGCAAAAGGTTTCTTTTTTGAAAATGCTACAATAGCATTTCTTACCTGTTCATATGAGTACTCCATAAACACATCACACCAGACTTCTATAACTTCTCTATCATTGATATTTAATTGTGTTGATGGATTTAGATTTTTGTAAAATTTCAAAATCTTTTTGATTTCCGTTTTTTCCAAATTTAACTAATCCTTTCACTAAATGGAGGGGCGCTACTATATATAGCAATCTTCAATGTCGTATGCGAAGGATTGTTATCTGTGAGTGTGCAACACACCCCTCTT